ATGAGCATTTTTCATATAACCGACACGCCGGATTGGGGGCAGTTGAAAATAAATCTGACTTCCAGGATTCATGCACATCCTATTGAAAATGCACGTATTTCGATTTCATACACTGGAGTCCCTGATGAGACATTGGAAGAGTTGACTACAGATTCTTCCGGTCAGACCGACACCATTAATCTTCCTGCACCTCCAATTGAATACAGCTTAGATGAAACAAACGAATTGCAGCCCTATTCTGAATATACAATTTCTGTGAAAGCAGCAGGCTATGAATCTATCCAGATTGCAGGTGCTGAGATTCTATCCACAGTCACAGCTATCCAGAATATTTCCATGCGTCCGCTCATTCCTGACACAAATCAAAATTCTATTTATGTGATACCTGCACACACATTATATGGAAATTACCCGGCGAAAATACCGGAGGAAGAAATCAAACCATTAACCGAAAGCGGTGAAATTGTCTTAAGCCGGGTCGTCATTCCCGAATACATCGTTGTTCATGATGGAAGTCCGAGAGACTCCACCGCTAAAAATTATTATGTCCGTTACAAAGACTACATCAAAAATGTGGCATCCAGTGAAATCTACGCGACCTGGCCCACCAATACGATTCGCGCAAATGTACTGGCAATTATGTCCTTTACATTAAATCGGGTTTATACAGAATGGTACCGGAACCAGGGCTATGATTTTACTATTACATCTTCCACCGCATTTGATCACAAATGGATTCCTGAACGGAATATTTACGATTCTATTTCAATCATCGTAGATGAATTATTTGCCGACTATCTTGCAAGACCAAATGTAAGACAGCCGATACTTACACAGTATTGCGATGGAAGACAGGTTCAATGTCCAAATTGGATGACCATTTTGTAAGGACGTATAAAGAAGTTTCTACCTATTATATATATGTCAGATTATACACTATCCTACATACTTCTTTCCACCATAATATGCAGCAATCCAACCACTCGGTGTACGAATCCAAACATCATCGCCAATTCTTTTTACTTCCTTGCATGTCACTCTTGTACCTTTTTTTAGTGTGCCATTTGTATAGGCGTGATCTTTCGCGTTTGCAGTTAGTTGCTTACGTGACTTGGTCGCATAATTGGTTCCCGGACCGGTACGTACTCTGAGATGGTCCGCCAACAAAGTATACACCGTTCCTGCCTGATAGGATGGTCCACTTGGAGCTGGTGTTGGTGCTGGCGTTGGAGTCTGCGCTGATGCAGCTACTCCTGCAATCTCCGCGAACGGGAAATTCATGCCCGGGCAATTGGTAGAGCATACATCTCTGTGAGCCTGGACCTTACTGAATCCATACTTGACTTTCAGGTAGCCTAACAACTCTCGGCCGGCGTTGATCTGTGCCTGTGGCATGGTCTCCGTCATGTAAGACCCCTCAAAGCAGATTCCGATACTGTCTGAATTGCTACCCTTGGCATGGGAACCGACTGCGTTTTCTGGTCGGAGTCTGTAGATAGAGCCATCCTTGCGAACCAAGAAGTGATAACCAGCTCCTGACCAGCCATTCTGCAGATGCCAGCGGTGGATATCCTCTGCAGTACACTTAGAAGCTTCCGCGTGATGCAGGATTGCTCTCTTGGTTGATTTACGTGTGGATAATGCTCCAAATTTAAGGTTTGTTTCGATAATATTCATAATTTCTCCTTTCCTGTGCGATGTCGCACATCACTATTTGCTTTCCGCATCTTCTGGTAATTCTTCTGTCATATCTTCCAAGAATTTCTGAATCCATTTCTTGATTCTTGCCGGGACTGGCAAGCCACATAGGGTCATATTCTTTAAAATACTGACCGCTTCGTATAGTATAAATAACAGACAGAAAAATTCACAGATTCCAAGTTTCTGAATCCCCATAATCTGTATGTACTTCTCTGGCACCATGCCAAGCATATTAATATGCATGATTACATCTGTTGCCATTAAAAGACAAACTGAGAAAAGCATGGCTGCCTTGCGGATTGCTCCATCAATTCCAACACAACTATTAAACTTATGTTCCTTGATTGCCCGGAGGACTCCAAGAAGCGTGTCCAGTGTCACTGCAATCAGCAGAATCCTGATAAATGAGTTACTTGATAGTAATACTAAAATCTTTTCCATCATATAAATCGTCCTTCCCTTATTTTATGGTATAAAAATAAGACCACTAGGGTCTTGCTCTGATTTCCATATGTACCTCCTAATCTCCCAGTATCAGCGCCAGCTTCTTGGCTCTAAGGCTGTCTCCTCCACCGGCACTTACTTCCATATAACATTCTGCACCGTTCTCCACGATTGTTGTTCCGGCGTATGTTACAAGATTCTTGTATGCCTGGATTTCTTCTGGTGTGAGGTCGCGCTCGATTGGCTCTGCACGAACATATAATACGTGTGCATCCGTCTGATCAACAATCTTTTTGAAAGATTCTATTGCCTTTTTGTTATCCGATGCATCATCTAAATCACTTGTATGCAATGATACTGTAATATAACTATTATCTACAGATGCACTGCAACCAATTTCGCGCCCTCCCCAGGCGCCAATATTATATCGGCATATAGTAGCTAATACTTTTGCATTTCCTACACGCGCATATTCCGTTGTGAATACATAAAATCCAGTACCATTATCGGCATTAGCATTCACTCCCCAGGTATACCATTTGAGGTTGATATCTTTTAGCGGTAAGTCACATATATTCTGCACATACTTTCCTCGCTTCAAATCCACATAGTCCGCTATCCACTGCTGACCATTGGCATCGGTGTAGTTTCCATCTGAGTCCACTGGGATAGCTGGAAGACCTGTTGGGGTGCTGATAGGAATAGTCTGCGGTTCGTAATAGGGTTCATAGATTGTGCTTTCATTTTCCTCAGTAATCATAAAATTACTGATTTCCAGGCTCATTCCGCAGTTTCTGATTTCAACATATTGTCTTTCTCTGTATTCTTCACATCTTGCTTTTACTGTTACTTTATCTCCTATCACCTCAGCCTTATAAGCTTCAATACCATTAAGCAAAACAAAGACGGTAGATACAGAGAATGGATTTTGAATCACATTAATATTAAACGTTATAATGTAATCTTTCTCAGTTTCAAGCTTGCGATTTATTCCAATGCAAAAATAACCGGATGTATAATTATCGGCAGTTGCCCCATCTATAATTTCTTGATGCACAATAAGTTTATCCGTCTTTTCTGTTGTACTTAAAGTTGTTCCATAGGTATTAAATAATGCTCTTTCTGCTTCTGGATTAGGTATGTCATTTGCACTGTATCCATATACATCGACAAGATTTTTCCCTCTCACATTCACTTCAATGTTCCCACTATTACCGGCGCTTACAATCTGCTGTGGATAATCCGGATTCGGTGATGGTTTACCACCGGTGTATGGTTCATACGGTATTTGTGTTCTACCAATACTTAATATCGCATTTTTAAACTTTGTGTATGTTCCAACATCGTTTTTAGCATCTTGGTATATTGTCACTTCTGACACATCTCCGTCTAAAGTAATTGCTGTACCTGCTGAAATTGTTTGGTAATTAATAGAAAGTTGTAAGGGTAGATTATACGTCCCATTATAATCAATAACATTTGCGTCAAACCTTACCACTGTTCCTGCTGTCAAATTTACCGGAAAACTTTTTGAAAACCTACCAGTTTCTGTTTTTAAAATACTGTATGTACCATCATTATTCTTTACTAAGAATTCATTCAACATACTGTCAATGTCTAGTAGATTCGCCCCGGTCGTACTCTCCTGCTTACTCCATCCAAATACTTTCATCTCATTCATCGGATTATTCTTTAATGTATCTGACATGATTGCTGGGTTCCCGGAGGCAGATATCTCTGCCCCGGTTCTGTTCTTGAGGATTTTATATAATAATAAGCTATCCATCATAACCACGGTCCCCATGTGCCATCATTGGCCATAATGCATACATCAAGTGCAGGAGTGATTACTATACTGCCCGGAGTAACCCCCCCAGCACCGCTTAATCCGTCTATGTCCGAGAGCAGTGTCGGGAGCGTGTCCTCTTTGCTGTCCGCCAATAGTAACAGACGCATACCTCCGTCACTGTACGTGCGCTTAATATCAAGTAATCTAACCATTTTACTCCTCCTCAGTCTTCTACGATGACCTCATCGTAACCATCGGTTTTTAGGATTGTGTCCACTTCGTCTTTCCATTTTTTGTACAATCTTGTCCTAAAATATGCACGGTATTTCTTCTGGCCTGCCTCTGTGCTTTTGTCTGCCTCTTCCATAATTCTTCTTGCAATAAATGTTGTCATATCATTCATCCTTTCTTTTTCCTTTCTTACTGAGTTTCTTCTGTGCCATCACCGAGCAGTGCCGGCAGCACGTCTGTGAGGATACTATCCACGGTAGCGATAAGCTCTGCATTTTCAGCCTCACGGCTTTTGTTGGCTTCTGTAAGATTGTCCACATGCTCTTCCAGTGCATCAATACGATCCATTGGTGATTCTTTTTCTCGATATATCACTACTCCTAGAATTCCAGCCGTGTATTTTACTACGGCATTTAAGTCCGTGTAATTCTCATACTCTCCCAATGTGGACTCCCGTTCTGCCACAACCATCTTTTGGGTCTTGAACTCGTCCTGGAACATGGTTCGAAGTTCCTTTTCTGTAGCCGAGATAGACTTGATCAACAGGCTTCCATCCGTTCGGATGGTTGCTGACTGGATGGTCAACTCTGTGGCGTCATTAAAAATTAATTTCAATTCTCGCTCCTTTCCAGGAGGAATACTTAATAAAATAGCAATAAAAAAGTGGAATGCTTCAGCAAAACTGTAGCGACCGATACGAATATACTTGTTGACTTCTCATCAGAAGTAAATCAAATAATAAAAAATGGTGGAAAAATAATCTCTACTATCCCTGGCGCAACAACAAATTCTAACAATGCATTGGTGTACGGAAAAGTCGCAATCCAAGCACTCCCAGACTGGTCAGAAGTATATGTCAGGTGCAATAGTAATTATTATTCCGGATTGGGCGGAACAACTACACTCAATCTACTGGTGATATATGTGTAATTACATTTTTGTCCAACTATGAGCCACGGATCCGTCCTTGTTGTTTTTCATGATGTACTGGGTCATGCTCATATCCCATGCAACTTTAAGATAGCCGTTGACTTCTCCATTAATGAAGATTACGGACACCAACATAATGCCAGCCCAGTCAGATGGCGCGCCGTTGCCATAGTAACCGCCATAACGATACAAACCATCATCCCAGCACCCATATGTGAGATTTTCGGATGCATCGAAGACTCTGAGCGCGCTGCCATTCCCATTTGCTTTATTTAAAATATTTAATTTGCTATTTTATTAAGTACTCCTCCTTTCTTGCATTAATAAAGTTACATATATAAAAGCGCATAACAAAAGCACCCGACCATTGCCGAGTGTGAAGTGAGTGTGAATTGTGGTAAAAAAGCTATGCGCTTAAATATTTCTTGTGGTGATATTTCACCGATTCCTGATCAACGCTGCAGTAGAGCATTGTCGTCTCAGTTTTAGCGTGTCCTGCCATGATAGAAGCTTCCTGTAACGGCATGCCTCTGTTAATGGCATTAGTAATAGACGTACCTCGAAATCTGTGTGGATGAGCCTTTTCGACTCCTGCACGTTCTCCGGTACGTCTTATCATATCTTCTATTCCAGCCTTCGATAGCCGATTGTGTGGACTCTTAAGTCCTACAAATAATGCCGGATTATTATCGGTTCTGCTCTGCAGGTATTCCTGCAGATACATGTTCGTGCGTTCATTTAGGTACACCGTCCTTTCTTTTCCACCTTTGCCGTATACAATTAAGTCCTTGGTACTCCACCGGACATCATCAATATTAAGACTGGCGAGCTCCGACACTCTGACCGCCGTGGAATATAAAAATTCCATCATAGCCTTGTCCCTGATAGTGGCACAACTCCGGAGTAATTGCTCCCGTTCTGTGTCTGTGAACGGGCGCTTGACGCGCTTCTCTACCTTGATTGATTCCACCAGTACCATCGGATTTCGCCTTACCCGATCTCTGTCTCTGAGCCACACGAAAAAGCTACTGTACACTGCACGTACTCCCTTTAGCGTACTATTTTTCACTGCCTTGATATTCTTGTAGGCTCTCAAGTAACTTGATATATCACCGTCTGTTATGTCTGCCACTGGCTTATTGATGTATGATAACAATCTTGTCAGCTCATATCGATACCGATTTACCGTATCAACACTCTTGCCCTCCAATGCCTTAGACATTAAGTAATCTTCCAGGTCAATCCTCCAGGAATCATCCACACATTGTACCTCTGTCTTTTGTGCGACGTCGCACCCAGCGAATACCATGTGCAGCACATTCTTAAGCTCCCGGAGTAATCCTTCCTCCAGAACCGGTTGCATCCTCCTTAGTACCTCCATAATCTTCTGTTCCATACCAATCTCCTTTTTGCTTTCATGGTAGCATATTGAAGGTTAGCAATCGTGCCACAATTCGTTGTTTAATAAAATAGCAATAAAAAAGTGGAATGTTTCAGCAAAACTGTAGCAACCGATGTAGATCTACTCGTTGATTTTTCAGCAGAGGTGAATTCCATAATAAAAAACGGTGGAAAAATTGTCTCTGCAATCCCTGGCACAACAACAAATTCTAACAATGCATTGGTGTACGGAAAAGTCGCAATCCAAGCACTCCCAGACTGGTCAGAAGTATATGTCAGGTGCAATAGTAATTATTATTCCGGACTTGGCGGAACAACTACGCTCAATCTACTGGTGATATATGTGTAATTACATTTTTGTCCACGCATGAGCCACGGAGCCATCTTTGTTATTTTTCATGATGTACTGCGACATGCTCATATCCCATGCAACTTTAAGATAGCCGTTGACTTCTCCATTAATGAAGATTGGAGACACCAGCATGATTCCAGCCCAATCAGACGGTGCGCCATTGCCGTAGTAGCCACCGTACCGGTATAATCCATTCTGCCAACACCCATATATGAGATTTTCAGTCGCATCGAAGACTCTGAGCGCGCTGCCATTTCCATTTGGCTTGTTTAGAATTGTTATTTTGCTATTTAATTCAGTAAGGTTCGGCGCTACAGACAGTATTTTTCTTACCTCTGTCACATTAATCCCATCATAATGGACCTCGAATACCGGGCAGTCATCTACAAGGTCGCCCTCCTGTAAATTTCCAACTGTATACGTTGGCGCTACAGGATTTGACGAAACAGGTGTTCCCATAATCACAACCCAATTGCAGCTTTCAACTTCTGTTTCAGCATTTCTGGTGTATCGGCACACAACAAGGTCGATACGCTTCATTCCCTGGCTGCCATTGCTAAGGTTCACCGCGTCATATGTTCCAATCTTCACGCTGGAAATGTTTCCATGATGAGCTAACATTCCGCTACGTATTTTCAAGGAATTATTAGATGCAAGCTCTGGTTCTAAATTTTCTCCAGATGTCAATATGCAGCTCTCTTGTCCCACGGTCCCCTCTATGAGTTGGCGAAACTGTTGACTCGTCACATGAGGTTTTCCGATTCTTCCGCTAACTATTTCCATTATCATTTTCTCCTTCCAATTCATATTCTTTTGACACAACTCCGGCCGTAATACTGCAAATGATATTTTCAACTGGCTTTGCTCCGTACATACCGGTCAGATAATCACGGCCGCCTACTACATCTCCAATATGCACATCAATTCCAAGTTTCTCAACATCCATACTAAATATTTTTTTGTTCATAATCTCCTGCAATTTCTTAACTGATTGTTCTTCCAGTTGATCTGTCTCAGTTGATGTATTTTCGTACACTTGAGATATCTCGTCCAGCCCTTTATAATATTGCATCTTCTTGATAGTTCCATCTGGCCAGACATACAAGTGGAAAACATTTCTGTCTTGCAATTCTCCCTTGCCGGTTACAATCAAATGATTCACTCCATCCCGGATGTCTTCCATTGTGTAATTCAACCCACAATCCTTGGACAGTTCGATTTGATCAGAATAATCTTCAATTGGAACTGCTCTGATAAGCACATATCCTGGAACGCCTTGTTCTCTCCTGTGTTGGATATCAAGCCTGCAACCTTTACTTTTCAGCATCTTTGTGACGCCATCTAGCAGAGTACAGTATCTGTCGAATTGATAATTATTGACCGATATTCCCGTATCCTTGCTTGACACAATAAAAAGTCCGTCATATTCCGGTTCAATAAGCGACTTAAGCACTGCATTTAATTCTCCAGACACAATCTTGTAATCACTTCCAGCTGGCGGAGATATGATCTTTTGCTCCAATCTTCCCCGCCACGTATACCCTTTCAGTTCTACATAATCCAATGTCGTGCTGGTAAGAACCTTTCCAATAATTCCACCAAACTCTGTATCTGGAATATATACCATATTCCCGAATGTCATTTCGTCTGTCAAATAACACCTGGCAATCTTTACCGAAAATATCTTATTTCCATTCACATCAAAGGAACAATTTGCTTTTTTCAGCGGTGCTGTCCCGAGCTCCCGCTCTTTGGTAGCCAGTATTACCATGCTGCCTCCTTCCGCTTCAGAAAAACATATAGATCTATTCCAAAGTCTCCGCTCCAGTTCACATTTATAAGCCCCGGTGGAATCTTTTCAAAAACTGAATAATCATATCCTCTTACGTTAAACAGGTTATCTGTCGTGCCATTAGACAGATACTTCGTAATCGTCTGTTCTGCGGTATTAAGAATCAGATATTCATTACTTTCTAACGTGGTTAAGATTTCATATGGATATCCATTAATAAGCACCTTCGGATTGATGCATGGACCGTAAACAATCATCTCAAAATCCGACGGAATAATATGATTGATTTCAAATGAACTGGATCCGCGTTTCTCATTTGTAAAATCAAATGGAATGTCTGCTGAAAAATCCAACCCACTGTCTGGCGCTGGCTTAATCTGTGGATAAAATCTTTTATCCAGGATTGTGATCCAGGACAATTCCGGCGCAAGGAAGGTAAGCTCTACTTCGGTATACACATACCCTTTCCATCCTGTTTTCTTGGTTGTATAAATCTGACACGGAAGAAATGTATCATTGACATACAAACGTCCGTAATTGCCCGTTTCAGCATCAACAGAAATGATTTTATACAGTGTCTCCATGTTCTGTATGAACTCTTCTCTCTTTCCAAATACATCCAGTGTCACAGTTTTCTCATATCCGCTGTCGCTCTCTTTCCACGTACTGTCAAACCAGTCTGCATCGATTGTACGAAAAGGCGCCCTGGTCAACCAAAGCACCTCTCCTTTACTATTTTTATAATATGCTTTTACCATACGGGTACCGCTCCTTCCGGTAATGGTGTGTCTATCCGTTTCGTATCAAGGAATATCGGACGTTTCGCAAGCTTATCCGCTGCTTTCATTTGAATTTTTTCCAGCCTGTCATAATCAATATCATTATTATCGAATCCCGGCATACTCTTCACACCTCCTACAGTCTTATCAGAAGTTCTTGCAGACAGTGCAATGTCTACGGATTTCTGTAATCCAGCTACTGCCCTCTGAACTCCGGTACTCATGGACTTGACTGGAATATTCCGCTCAAATCCGATTCCCATTCCAAGAGCCATCATCTTTCCAACCTGATCACGGAATACACGTGACGGGGAATGGATACCAAGGAAATTCTTGGCCGCATTCAGTGCGCTTTCCGCTGCACCTTTGGCAGCTTCTACAATTGCTCCTGCGGCACCCTTGAGGCCGTTTGCGATTCCACTGATAATGTTCCTTCCAACACCACCCCAGTCAACACTTGTAAATGCGTTCTTTACTTGGCTGATAATCGATGGAATCTTACTAATAAGCTGTGGCACTGCCTGGATAAGTCCGGTTCCTAGAATTGTTATGATCTTAATTCCGGCAAGCAAAATCTTCGGCAGATTAGAAATAATTGCTGTTGCTAACTGCCCGATAATCGTCGGCGCCTTATTAATTAGCTGTGGAAGTGCATTCACCACTCCCTGAGCCAGTCCCACCAATAGATTAATGCCTGCGTCTACCAATTGTCCAACGTTAGACAGTAAGGAACTGACCAACGTCAAAATCATCATGAGCGCTGTTGGAATCAATGTAGGTAACTGCTGCGCAATGCCTGTAATCAGAGTAGATACAATTGCAATACCACCTTGAATAATTGCCGGTAGATTTGCTGTAATCGCAAACATGAGGTTATTCAGCATCGTAGCGCCTTGCGCAATCAAATTCGGTAATGCTGCTACAATTCCATTGCAGAAATTGGTGATAACCTCTGGTCCCTTAGTCTGCATCATAAGCAGTATCTGGTCTATCTGTGTACCGAACTGACTGTATAATAAGCCAAGCCCCACGGCTACAACTCCGAGTACAGCCCCAAATCCCATAAGGTTTGCAAATGCGGGCATGAATCCGGCTACTTTTCCAAGAACTCCTTGGAATGCCGTTCCTACCTGCCCTCCCCAGGCTCCAATATACCCACCAAATTCCTGGAATGCAGATGTGATTTTAGGAAATTTTCCGGCCACTGCAGGAGCGATTTTACCAACAACCCCCGATATCTTTGTCGGTAGAAACGAAAATGTTTTTCCGATAATACTATTAAGTTTCGGAGTCAGCACTTGAAACGGGCCAATAATTGAATTGCCTAAATTCTTCAGACTCCCACCGAATCCTGTGATTGCTCCCTTGGCATTTTTTAATTCGCCAGGAAATTTACCGATGGTCGTAATCGCACCGCTGGTAGCATCGCCTACACCCTCCAAGACATCTGAAAATGTTTTGGCGCTCTTACCAATCAGTGAAAACGCCGGACCTGCTCCAATCAATACACCGGTCAATTTACCAAGATTCATTAGCTCATCCGTGGACATTCCTTTTGTTTTTTCGGCAAAACCGGCGATTGCATCTGTAAAGCTTTTAAGTATTGGAACTTTGCTTCCAATTTCATTAATGAATCCAACAAAACCGCCGGACGCATACGCTTCATTCAAATCACCAAGCGCTTTTACGCCAACAGATGCTAAGTTCTTTAATGGAACCTCTATTGATTCGTATATCTCTATTCCAAGACCTTCCGCCTCAGATTTCAATATAGTAAGCTGGCCTGTAAGATTGTCCTGCATCGTTGCAGCCATTTCTGCGGCTGCTCCATCCGCATTGTAAATAGAATCTTTCAGCTTATTAAAATCTTCATCTGATGCATTTACAATGGCCAGTAGTCCGGACATGGCTTCCTGTCCGGCAAGGGATGTTGCTATCTGCGTCTGCTCTGCCCTTGATAGGCCCTTAAACCCATTTCTCAGATCGCCCATGACAGTGTCCAGAGACTTAACATTTCCTTCCGAATCTGTAAGTGAGAATCCCAACTGATCCATAGCGGTCTGAACTTCTTTTGTTGGCTTCGTTAACCTGCTCAACATCTGTCTGAGAGAAGTTCCAGCCTGTCCAGCTTTAATTCCGGAATTTGCCATCAATCCAATGGCAACACCGCAATCCTCTACAGAGAATCCCAACGCTCCTGCAACCGGTGCGACATATTTGAATGTTTCACCCATCATGGATACGTTTGTATTAGCATTAGATGAAGCTGCGGCTAATACATCTGCAAAATGCGTGGAATCCTGTGCTGATAGTCCAAATGCTGTTAATGCATCTGTCACAATATCGGAAGTTGCTGCCAGGCTTTCTCCGGATGCCGCTGCTAAATTCATGATACCTTCGATACCATTCAACATGTCCGCCGTCTTCCAACCGGCCATAGCCATGTATTCCATAGCCTGCGCTGATTCCGTAGCTGAGAACTTTGTCTTGGCACCCATCTCTTTTGCTTTGTCAGTCAATGACTGTAACTCATCACCTGTTGCGCCAGATATTGCGGATACTTTGGACATTTCTGATTCAAACGCAGCGCCCACTTTTACAACTGCCGTCATTCCTGCGCCAACCGCTGTCCCTAAAGTAGCAATCGCGCCCGTGACAACTTTTAATCCGGCTTTTCCAAGATTGCTTAACTTACTGATTCCCTCATTGAACCCTTTTTCATTTATCTTGGTATCAAAATTCAAATAACCGTCTGCCATACTATCATCCTTTCTGATAGCACGGCTCAACGGCTCACATGTGCTTAAATCTTAATCTTTATCTCTCTCTTACACTCCCGACAATTCAGATATACGCCGTCACAATTAGCTGTGTCATCATATATCAGCAACTTCTTGCCACAATACGGGCATTTGTACCATTTGCGCTCTGTCGGGATGCTGATCACATTTTTCATCACGCAAACATATCTCCAATCTCATAATCTGTCATTTTTCTGCGCTTCTTTTTCAGCGCAACTGCATCTTGGATTTTCTTAATCCGCTTTCTCTCATTCTTGTCCGGAATTGTATTAAGGTCTGTGTTCCGGTACATGATGCGCTGCTTAATCTCTGTACTATCCGGAAGTCCGATAAATAACGTCTGGAACTCCCACCAATGCATATACGGAACCGTCTGCAGGTTAATTCCATACACTTCCCGGAATGCACTGTAGATCCAAACCATATCCTCATCAAAAGAATAGACCTGTTTCGGAGGCTTTGCAGGTGCGTCACTCTCTTGCTCATCATCTTCCTGCTTCATCGCAAGGAAATCACCCAGCGCGTTTATCGCACCCTCTAAGTCATCCGGGATATCCTTTATATACCATTGCATAAGCAGATGGCACTTAATCTGCCAGGGCACGTCCTCATCTTCCACCAACTTTGTAAAACGGATCCATTCCCGGAAGTCCGTCTCCACCGGATAAACTTTTCCATTTACCTTTACCGCTTCCGGAAATTTATCAATCAAAATATTCATAGCATGCTACCTGTTACGAACTGCATTAAAATTCTGATTCGTTTTTTTTCCCTGTTGCTTATTATAATTTCTTTTCCGCTGGCGGTTTCCATGCTGCTTAACGGTGTATTCGCTATACCGCTCATTCATTTTAACAGCCTCGCTATTCTCGAACGCGAGCAATGCATCTGTTGCATCAAGACACGAATTAAGGCTTGTCTTCCCAAGAAACATAGCTTCGTGCGCACCTTCTCCGATTACACGGTCGAAGAAATTAAAATAACACTGACACTGTGCACGGATGATATCCGCAGTCTTTCCGGTTTTCGGAATCTGCTTTGCTTCTTCCTGCATCAATCGCTTCGCTTCGTCCAGATTCTCCAAGAAATCAACATCTGTAAAATCGATCTCTGCTTCGAGATCTCCAAATTTAAAAAGGCTCATCGGCTCACTCCTTACTTACTAATCTGCTACAAATGTACAGGTCTGCCAGTTGTCTGTTGTCGTAGCTGTTCCCTTAATCTTTTCTCCATTGGCTTTCAGGCTACCTTTGTAGATCAATGCATCAGTTCCATCTCCTGAATTGTCTGGAACAACGCTCCAATCACGCTGTCTAGCAACACATGTATTCGGTGTATCTGCCTTAATATCAAAAAGATCTACCACAACGATGCTTACCTGTGCATCGGAGCCGAGAAGCTCATCATCTGTGACCTCTGCGATTTTCTGCTGTACAGGATCATTGGTATAGCGGTCAAATTCATAATCGTTTGATGGGGCATATCCCACAACATCTGTTCTCTCACTTTCTTCGTCCACATAATGGCGGCTGTACTCGGAAGCGTTCTTGCTCTCAGACATGGACGTGAATCCTGTCATTCTGGTATATGTCTTTCCGTCACCGGCAACATCCATAAACGCCACACGCTTATGTCTGCCGACTAATTTCTTTTTTGTATCTGCTCCTGACATTTTGTACCTCCTACTTATAAATCAATCTGCAAATCATCTGATACCGCCCCAGATCTTCCTCTGTGCTAAATAAATAGCCGGACTGCAACACGTCTACCCGTATAGCATCGTGCCCGTCCAGCTCCGGGAGGATATCGTCTAAATTGTTCTGTTCTGTCCATTCCGCAAAATCCTGATAAAAACCACTGTTGGCAATGCCTGTTCTGGCGTCACCATCATAAGCTTCTTTCGAAGTGAATGCGAACTGGAATTGTTTCAGGCAGCTCCCATCTACATATCTTTTATAAATAGGATCTGCCCCAATTGGGTCTATAGAATATTCCATTCCATTGCCAAGATAATCAATATTAATTTTCCGGTCATCAATATCCGGGTACGTCATTACATAATTCCGGATACTCTGGATAATCGGTTTCTTACCGTCCTGCAATCTGCTCTGCTCCTTTCAGAATAGCCTCCTTGTTGCTTACCTTCATCTTTTCGAACCATCTCGCTTTAGACTTATGCTCGTAATACTGCCGGCGGGCGTAAGGTGTCAAATACTCAATGGATCCAGAACCTATCACAGTTCCAAGTGTTGCTGACTTAATCATCATACCTGTTCTCCTTGGCGTGAGCGGATTCATATATCTCAGGCATTCGGAATCGACAAACTCTTGAGCTTTCGAAAAATTCTCTGCTTTTGTCCGGGCAAATGACGGATTCCATTCAAGCCTCGCTTGGACAGAACCGTTCGCCGTTACCTCTGTGAATACGCTTCCTCTTGGAGTCGTAATGCTGAAATTTTTCTTTGATGCCATCTTAAGCGCCTCCTATTCTCCAATGCGGGAGTCCTCCAAAGCGGTTGTCTGACCAGGACAACACTTTACAGTGTCTCAATCGTACATCGGTGAGATCTGCTGGCTTTTCAATCTCCTTGTCACATTCTCCCAGAACAATATGATTATCGATCTGAATCGTCCAGCAATCTCCCGGATTATCTTTCTTCACATATTCCTCTGGTGGAAGATACTGATCTGCATTCTCCACATCTGTAGGAATACGAATCTTGTACACTTCTGCGCTGTTAAGTCCGGAATCTCCAACAGATGCCTTGTGATCCACGTACACATGTACATCTCTAATCACTGTTCTGTGCCAGGTGTCAAATGTGTTCTTTTTTCCGGGAATTCGGTTATAGATTGTAATCGTCGCATTCGTCAGCATGACAACACCCTACCTTTCTTGATAACCACCCGGTCGGAAGCAAATATGTAGATGCAGCTTCATACGCTTTCTTTCTGATCAGCTCTTCCATTGTCTGACCATCAGCCTGTTCTACCGCATATGATACACTGTAGCCATCGTTATTCTCAGACTTGACCGTACCTGCTTCCTGCTTCTTTTTACAGGAATAATACACGTCAGCCACAGCGCACACTGCATCTTTTACCGCAGTATTTTCAACTGCAAAAATATCTCCTCTGACATAAGTCAGTTTCCTGATATAAGCTTCAGCCCTGCGCTCAGCAGATGGATATTCCCTTTCAGGAATATCCCCGCCATAGTGATCCGCATAATATGAATAATCTGCGTACATTTACTCCTACTCCCCTGCTTTCAGAATTGAGAACGGACATCTTTTGGTTTTATCTTTTGCAAGTGCATTGATTGGGTTTGGAATCTCCCAGCCAAGACGCATTACTGCACGAAGTGCAACCATGTCATTCTGCATCAGGTTGTATGCAATAGATCCATCTGTGTTCTGAACAACACCCTCAGTAAACAGCTTAAATGTAATATCCTGTCTGATGGAATATACAAGCTGTGAGAAATCTCCAGAAATCATCAGCGCCTTAGTCTTATCGAATGAACCATTGTTTGGGAAGTTCATTGGAGAACCGTCCAGTGCATACTGTGTAGACCCCTGCATATCTGCTTTGAACAATGGATCACCATTAGCGTTTTTTAATCCACGGAGTTTTGCTCTCATGGAAATATCAGCCATGTGACCATTGACCATGTATCCACAATTCTCGACTTTTGCAATCACACCGTCTTCTGCCATGATTTTGTCATACAGCGGATCCGCTGAGCCAAGTGTTACCACGGATCCAGCTTTTGTGGCTGTCGCAACAACATCGTCTCTCCAAGTAGACGGTTTATCTGTACCAAACAGTACAGCTCCATCAACCTTATTTCCAAATGCCTCTGTGACCCTTGGTTTTACTTCGCCCCAAATATCATACTGAGAATCATCCAGTACGGCTTCTGGAATTGGTACGATTACTGCAATTTCCTCTGCAATGATAAATTTCTTATCCCATGCCTGCTTTGTTGTCTTTTTCTGTCCAGAATCGCCATTTACGAAATAGGCAATCGGCAGCATATCAAGAACTGGCATCTTGTACTGCTTGCTTGTCATATTTGCCAGCTTTCGTCCTCTTGAAAGAACTGCTGACTGAGCAATTACGCCCTGGATAATCTCATTAGATTCCTGTATCGGAATCAGAGACTCCGCTCCAGTACGGTCGATAATGTTCACATCATTATCGAACAGTCTTAAATTCATTCTGTTTTTATTCATCTTTACCTCTACTATCTTCGAGCCGCAGCACGGATACGATCATTGATGGAAGCACTTATGTCTCCACCAGAACCCTCAGAAGTGTTCCCTGCAGATGTTGAAATACGATAACTGTTCGTACCACCTGCAAATCTTGGATTCTCCTTCAGGAATCTTTCTGCAGCTTTCTCAAATGTTGTCTTATCGTCTACAAGTTTCGATACCTTGAACATGACATAATCAAGATCTTCTGATTTTACGCCTTTCCCAGATAAGAATTTTTCATTCTTCATCTGCTGCACCTCATTCAAAGCATCGTCACGCTCCTTCTGGAGCTTTGCAGCGTCCGGCTGATTGGCAGCACGTTCTGCTTTGAAATTATTGATTGCCTGTGTGACCTCAGTTTCTGTCATTCCCTGCGTCCGAAAAAAATTTGCAAGTGCTGTTCTCTCTGAACGCTCTACCCTTGCACTCGCGATCTCTTCCAGCTGTTCATAGGTATATGTTCCGGTATTATGCGCTCCGGATGCGCTCCCAGCGGATCCCTGACCGCCGTTTCCAGCCCCGGCATTTCCACCCTGCCCACCAGAGCCAGCTCCTGCGCCGTCATCAAAGAGCTGTAAATTCATTCTGTATTTCATGCTTTCTACCTCCGTTTTGCCTCGACAGGCTCCCGAGCTTTTCTTGTCTTCACGTTTTGGACATAATAAAAACACCCTCTCGGGTGCTTGTTATCGAAATTCTATACAATTGTATTCCCGGTTGATATCTGTAAGTCCCAGGAACCATGAATCTATCAGAAGCTTTCCACCATCTGAAAGATTCTCCCATTCAATTACCATCATACCGCTGCCTGTATCTGCCCGGATTCTATCGCCGGTTAAATCCCTTAATGAATTAATCAGATTACAGGTTAGCGCTGATACTGCAGCACACGCCCGGTCGATACCACTAGAATCTTTCCGGCAGGCATGACCAGACATGCTAATTTTTTTATCTTTTACTGTTACAGTTATCATGATACCTCCTAAATGAGTATAAAAATACCACCGGTCTTTCGACTGGTGGCAACTACACAACTGCTTTTAACGCTTTGTTGTATTCAATTTCCAACTCACGTTTAAATTTTTCAATCTCCTCTGGCTTCATTCCCGGTTCTGCTGATGCACAAATGTCTGGGGTTTCTTCTGCCAATATTTCAGTTGCTCTCGGCTGTTCCGCATGCATTGCATCGTACTCATCAACTAATGCATCTTCAAGGATAATAGAAAACTCATATATATCTTCCGGAGTATTTTCAAGAAAATCCTTTATATAATTCATATATTTTCTAAAGACCTGCATCCGTCCATTCCTCCTTTTTATTTTTCCTTCGAACAATACTAACTATATCACCGGAATTTTTATTTTTTATAACTACAAGCTGTTTGCTTGGGCTGAACCAAATCATTTTCTCTTCTCCTTCAGAATAATTCGGCATAGTTTTTATTAGATCGAGCACATCTTCTTCGTGAATCACTTCATATCCTGGCTTATTTAATCTTGGTAATCGACTCAAAGCATGAACTGATAATTCTTCTCCTTGCTCTCTGAATCTATCATATGCCTGTTTTGATTTACTCTTAAATTCTTCCGACCAATCTTTCTTGTTAATCTCAAGATATGCGAAAAATTTACTTTGAAGCTTTTCCCACTGTTCACTATCATTATATTTCACCTGCCCGAACTTAGCAAGTGAACCAACAGAATCTCCAAGAACTTCTTTGTATCTCTTATACTGAGCCACATCTTTCGATGCGTTCTTGATCATTTCTGGATGGAATATGGAATTCTGGCTCTTGTTGTTCGTAGCAACCCTTCCATGCATATCAAGATAGATACGTTCACGCTCTTCTGTGAGGCTCATCTTTCGGCAAAATCTAGAATACTCGTTAAGCTGTCCCTGATATTTCGCTTTGTGCAGAATAATTTCATCCTGATCAGCGCCACCATGCTGCAGTAATCGCACTTTCTCCCGCTGTGCTCTCATGGCTGTCTCCATTTGACGCTGTCTCTGCTTGGCTTCATACAAAGTATATTCTTTACCTAGGAACTCTCTTGGTTCATTTTCTTTTCGGTTCTTCGCATCCAGCCAATCATCAGACCAGTTGCGCTGTGATATTCCTGGAAAGAACGGATAATACTCATGTCAATGGTAGCAGTTCCAACCTCCTAATCCTTCACCGGTTCCATAACCTGTGCTACTGACAAAGTCTGGATAATCTGCCATGCTCGCATCCCCCCCCTCCACAACAAAAGAGAGTCTGTCATTATGACAAACTCCCTAAATTAATTAATACTGTTTCTGAATTAATCCTGGCTTTAAATTCAACCACCTAGTCATATCGTTGATTATAATTTGAACTACCTCCGCAGTTGATTTTCTTCGCTCCTTATAACTCTCTTCACTTGTATATACCTTGCACCCTTCCAGCAATACCTGCATACAGGTAATATCATCTTTTAATTTTTGAATTGCACTTAAAATCTCCGGATTATCAGGTACATCTACTACCGTTCTCATGAGCGGTTTCGGTTCTGGCATCTTCACTTTTGGAACAGGTTTCGGCTCTTCTTTCGCCCGGAAGTAAAAGTCCACCAGATAATCATATACTTCCCATGCCTTATCCGTGTTCAAGGATTTTGCATGGAGTAAAGCGCCTTTCTCTGTCCAGAGATACAATGTCTTGGCGTATTTGAAGGAGCTTTGAATTTCACATGTCCTTTTCAATCTCCTTAATTCTTCCCCAAACACCTCAATATAGTGTTTTCCAAGAACATATCTGTCTTTATTATAGTTAAAATTGTAAATTATCTTATCCTTAGACACTCCATACGCTTCAGCTATTTGCCGAGTCGTAAGAACTTTCATTCCTTTTACTTCTACTGTTTCTGGTAACTGCATTTTATTCTCCTCGCTTTCTCATTGCAAGGAATCCCAAAGCATGCTAAAATATTTCACGAAGGGATTCCTTCGGTTTGATAGAACGTTGTTTTCGTTGGTAGCGTGGCAACGTTCTATTTGTGTTCAAGAACCTTTTCAATCCCCATTCTCACAACATCGGTTCTGCTTAACTGATTTTCTTTACAATATTTCATCAATTTTTCATTTGTTTCTTCATCAATTCTCGCTTTAACCTCTATTGTCTTTGGTTTATCTATCTTAGGTCTTCCTGTTCGTGGACTCATATCACTCACCTCACTTTTTTGTGCCACAATTAAAGTATAGTTATTGAGCCACGAAAAGTCAAGTGTTATTTATTCCATTTGTAAACTTTTCCCTGCCACACAGAATGTGAAGGTCTCGCTCCAGCGTGCCAACTCACTTCCACATATTCACAACCGAGCTGTTCCATATGATATTCGGTTATCTTATGCGTAAGCTTTGCAACGCCGGTCATGACCGCTCTCCTTGCGGCTACATCAACCCGGTTGGCTCTCCCGGAAGAATAATCAATCTGCCGGAGTCCGCTGTTGGTGAGCTGTGTCACAACTCTACGCAACACACTATTGTAATCGAATGCACCAGTTACAATATCGTAACATGCTGCATCAAGGTATTTGGTATACACTTGAGAAAGTGGCGTCAATACCTTCTGACCATTGCCGTAGTCCAGGTAGAAGCCAAGGGAGTTGGTCACATTCTCCAAATCATCAAAACTCTGGTCAATGATTGCTTCTGTAATCTGCTTGAGCTGTCCGTTCTCTTCGAATGGTATGTACTCGGCGTTAATCTGTTCATATATACCCTTATTCCGGACATATTCCCAGTTGATCACCTTGTCGTATAACTCAAACATTTCCGGATAAGAAGCATTGAGCGTCTTCTTTATCTCCTGTTCAATATCCTCCGAAGAATATCCTAAAATCCGTAACCGGTTAATCTGCCAATCTGCAGTACTGGTTATCTCACCAGCTTTCACAATCCTCCGGACAATATCCTGCATGATACTCTCTTCCAGATCCTGATACCTGGAAGCAATCTTACTTGCAAGCTTATTCTTGTAATCATCTTTCATATTACTCCATCACCTGATTTTGTTCCGGGAGATTCTTAGCAGCATCTTCTTCTGATTCTCCATACCATTTAGCACGGTACTCTGCCAGACTCATGACTCCCATACTGACATCTTGTCGGTCTCTGCTCCGCTCTGTCTCTTTGTCCTCAATGATTGAATCATCAAAGTCAATGGTGATTTCGCATTCAGGATTCAGTGTGTTCCCCAGTATCATTCCCAGGCGGATTATAATTTGAATCAACTGCCTCAGAGCATCTTCCAAAAGTATTTCATGCTTTTTAATCATTCGATACATATCTGAGTTTTCCGAAATAATCTCTGTGGCTGTCTTAGCTCCAGTCGCCCCGAACTGATATCGGTCTGTACCAAATCCACATTTTAGCGACAGATAATTCAGATCATCATTGATTGCCTTGCTGTGCTGCTCTGCCCGGAGAGACATATCAATTTCTTTCAGAAGGCCTTCTCCATTTGCATCATCCTCTGGCAGTGCATAAAATACACTGTCGTCCGGATCAAATGCTGGTGTACCATCTGCATTAGTCAGCATCTCCGGGCGTACAAAAATACGCTTTCTGCCAAGCTCGAATTCATTGCAATATGAATCATACTCAATATCCAACTTCTTGAGCGTATCAATTGCATTTGCGAAGATTGCAACACCCATCGGATTGTTTTCATCAGCATTGTTCGTAATGTTCAGCCTGTCAATCACGAACTGCGCCTCGCTGGATCCCGTTCTTACTTCTTTTGCAAGCTCCTTGAATGGTTTTAACTGTTTCCACTCTTTCTCAGGTAACTCCGTACCCTCCTGGCTTCCAGAATCACACCGTAACACTGTGTTTTTAATTACATATTCACCATTCTCTAAGAGATGCGACTGCAACTGGACATATTTCTTTCTTGCTACGGTATGTGGAAATGCAAAAATACATTCTGTCACCTTGCCGTTGTTCCAACTGACTGGAAAAATGTTCGGTGCGTCCACATAATTGATGCTAATCTTTCCGGAAATCACTGTACCTTCCTCCGTGATTTCAGCGTTGTCCAAATACGGGATATATGCGACCGTCCCGGTGAATGCTTTCCGTTCCTGGTAATCATTTCCCATAACAAGAAAACGGTTATCATCAAGGATCTGATGCACAAAATTATGCGTAGCCTCATCGTCCAGAGTAATTGTAACTCTTTCATTGAGCAGGAGATCAGCAATATCTTCACTCAGTTTCTTTGCCATTCCCATGCTCTTTCTCCGGCAGCGCTTATATGTTCCACGACCGCCATACACCTTGTAAAAAGAGAAATTTCTGACATTTCCTTCATACCAGGATACCCACTCTGCTATCTTCCGGTAAAATGATGCATCTATCGTATCGATTCCAGCTTTTTTGAAATAATTAAAGATATTCATCGTCCTCTACCTCCTTCCTGCTAATATCACATACATCTATTTCTTCCGTTTCGTCATTCGGCAACCAATATTTTAACCTCTTCCAAACTCCCATAACACAATATCGGATTGCGTCCATGCAGTGATCATCTTCTTTTACAGGTACTTCCTTGCCCTTTTCAATGGATTTCTTATCGTACTCATAAGTACCGAACTCACTTACTGCATATTCCTGTTTTGGGGATACGCTCATAATGTCAAAACTCAGCACCTTCTGCACACGGCTGATTCCAAGTGCCACATCATTTTCAGCATCTCTTAGAAATACCTGATAATCCAGTCTCACTGCTCTGGTCGCCCGTCTAATTTCCTCCGCAAGCCCTTTTGCAGATGGATCAAGGAAAATATAAAAGACCCGGTTGTCATACTGCTCATGCAATTCATTCATGAACTCAACCAAGTCCTGTGCATATTCTGACGGACTCTTCTGTTTTCCCGTCTCACGGCCACTGTGGTAATACTCTCCCAGCCCTGGAAATTTCTTTCGATACGTATCAAGTCCAAATGCTTCAAATGTCGTCGCATTCTGTTGACCATAATCACCGCCAATATAAATTCTGTCATATCTTCTGTTCGGATCAGGCTTCTGTCTGTGCCGGTCTCCAAACATGTAATAGATAAGCTCATCTACACCGACTGCCTGTCCAAGCCATACCCAGCGGTACATCTTTTCATCTGCCCGCTTCATAGCTTCTGCAGAATCAACCAGTGCCTGTCCAAGCCAGCTGACCGGAACATCTCTGTAATCCGTGTGGATATGAATACAATCCTCACGTTTCTCCATCTTCTTGCACCACTGATTGATTGGTGCATTTGGATTCTTCGGAGGATTATACAAATAAATCATTTGGAATCCGCTACTGTTACCTCGGACAAATGTCGCTTCGATATTACTCAGCTCATCCTCGCCTTCGCCATCGTCGAAGAACTCCGTCAGCTCATCCAGCACTACCAGCTTGATTGGCTTATCCTCATCAATAATACCTTTCGTATCGTCGATGCCGTCTGATCCGGAGAAGTAAATGGTCGTACCGTATTTTTTGTAAGTGATTTCCATCGGGGATTTCGTGATCGTGAATTTGTTCTTCGAAATTCCCAACCGATTAATCCCTCGGATCATTTCTTTGTACACCGTCTTCCGGAGCTTGTTATGATGCTTGCGAAGAACTACTGCAGAACCATGCGGATCTGATACAGTCTGGTAATCGGTTCGAATAGCAGCATAACTGGACTTTGTTCCGGCACGCCCGGAAGTCAGGATAATGTGTTTAACTGCCCTGTTGTTGAATATCGGCAGGTACTTCGGTATCACTATGTCTGATATCTTCACCTGTTGGCGCGTCGTTGACAATCACCACACCGTCCTCTCCATCATCATTTCCGCCAGATTTTAACCTGTCTGTGTTAGCCTTAATTTGCTCGATTCTAGCTCTCTGTTCTTCTGTAGCAAGGTCCCAGTTCTTATGCAGCAGATCCTCATACCTGTTGATCATTCCCTCCAGCGTCTTCTGAGCTCTCGCTTGAGCCGCTAAGAAGTTCGCCTGTTTATCCCAGGCTTGCTGTACATCATATCCGGTAGCTTCACTTCCATCCAAGGTCATTTCCTTAGTTTTGTCATTCTGATCACGGACATACATGATCTTCTGTGCCCGGATAATAGCAGCATAAGCAATCTGTATCTGATCCCACAGAACATCCAGCGGATTCTTCGGCATCTCCTGAATAATGGACAACGTCTCTTCCGGGAGGTGCTTGGAGAAGAACCCAAACTTCTCTGCATGTTTATTTCCCGGTGGACCTGTTGCATTCTTGTTCCCTGGCTGTCCTCCCCGTTTTCTTTTTACGGGTACAACAGAGGGTGCACCCTCAACCTTAGAAGGTGCACCCCGTTCTTTCTTGAGCTTTGACCAGCCGTAACGCTTGATCCAGCTCTTTATTGTATTCAAACTGGTGTCATACTTCTCAGACAATTTCTTCGGAGAGACACCGGATAAGTAATCATTTTTAATTTGTTCTTTTACATCTGACACGTCACCACCTCTCTCTTTCCTGTTTTATTGCATTATAAAAGCACCCTGTTAAGAGTGCTTAAAATTCCATCTTCATATTAATATCCTAGATTTTAAAATCTTCATTCAGATCTAGTTCGTCTACAATCTTATTATTTTCTTTAATCATTTCATCACGCATTTTATCATAATCATTTATTTTGAGCTTAAACCAAAGTTCTGGACTGTTTACAATATTAGTCACATCAAACTTAATTTGCGTAACAAGCAACGAATAGAAAGATAGTATCCTATACATGTTAACATTATTCTTCTGATTTTTATAATTTTCACTCTGCATGACAGAAGCAATTTTTATTGCATCTTTCGACCCATACGCACAAACAGTGTTCATAATTTTTCTAAAGTCATCTAAAACTTCCTCAGATTCGGGCTTCTTTATCATTTTATCCATTAAGATCAATATAGCATATGGCATTTCTGACATTTTCTGAATATGTAACGTCGTCTTTTCTTTCTTTAATTCATTTTTCAAATTTTTACTCATATTCTTATTCGTTAAAATAAATCCGATTATAGAAACTATGGACGTAAAAACAGCTGTTATTATTGCACCTTTCAAATCATCACTCATTCTTCCAAATATTTCAATTGCATCCTGCATCCTCGTTTCCTCCCGTACCTAAAACCTACCCTCATAATATCTCAAAATACGACATTATGCAACAAAAGAACAGCCTGTTGCCAAGCCGTTCCTTCTAGGTTTTGTATGTACTTCTTGAGGAGAAATCAAAAATGAAAAACGTAGTAATTCTGTCTTTCCGTTCGTCTTTCGACGATATCATAATACCACATGTACTACTGACATTCACTGACATCTTTTTCCGGAAGCTGGAAATGATCCAATGCTTTTCCGTGGATCCTGTGAATCTGCCTCTCAGAATAACTCATGGTTTCTGCAATCTCATACCACTCCATACCCTTGATATACCGGTAGAACAATACATCATCCTCATTCCTTGATCTAAGCTTCTTGATTCTCCTTGCAATGTCCTGATACGTCATAATCCTCAGTCCACGTTCTCTCTTGAGTTCATCAATCAATCCCTGGATACGCGCCACCTCTCCGGACAGATCTCCCTGCCCTCCAGATCCATGAGGCATGCCGTCATAATTAATCGCCTTCGTGGACATCATCATTTCACGTAGCTCCTTGATTTCTTCCGAGATCCGGTTGACCCTTCTCACATGATCCTTATAGCTCCGGAGGTATTCCTTCTTCTGTTCGTTCTCTGTTTTCACTTCCTGCTCCACGTCCTATCTCCTCCCCTGTATCGATATCGTTCCTTTTCGCCTTCTGCCTTGCCAGATATCCCAATATGCTGTAGCATGCCGGTGTCCGGAAGCGTCTGCTCGCTTCTTCCGTTGGTGGCTTTTCTGCCATCTGGTCACGACCTGATATAGCATCGAGGCGCTGGTCTTTACTGATGTGCATTAGCATCACTCCAATCTCCTCTGTGTAATATCAATGTCCCTCTCACGTATTCTACCTCTGTGTCTGGACTGAATTGTACTAACTGCTTTTTGCTTAAATCATAAGAATTGCTAAAATCATCGTTGTAAGCCTCAGACACTTTTATAAATACCCGGTCATTGAATTTGAATATTGCCGACAGCGCAAGCTGATTATGCGGTAACATTATCGGCTTGCTGAAATCTTTAATTTGCATCGTTTTCAACTCCTTTGTCGTTTTGTAATTCCGTCTTATATATTTTTTAATTCCTGTTCTTTTTCATCTACCCATTGTTCAATTACTTCCACAATTCGTTTTTGTAAATCTTTGGGAATCTCAATTTCTTTATCTCTTGCAAAATAAATATCTTTATACAAAAAGAACTGTTTCGCTTTTGTAATGATTCTAAATCTATATTTACTTACGCTTTTGTCCTTATACCTGTCACCACACCAGTTCAAGAACCACTTCACTGGTCGCAACTCTTCCTGGATTTTATCGTATTTTTTATATTGTTCTTTCGTCATCTACTCTTCCTCCCTGTACGGTTCCGGCAATGGCATCCAGGCATTCACAATCAATCCATAACTTGCATAGGTTTCCTCTTCATCTCCCGGATAGAATTTATCGTTCTCTCCGTCATTTTCATACCGTCCAATATCCAGACCAGTATAGTTTGCGAATGACAGCAAGATATATTTCTCTTCTTCCGGCAACCTCTCACTGCATGGAATCCACTGAGTTTCTTTCAGTGCATGTATCCCCATTTCAATAGCATCTACTGTTTTCTTAGACCAGCCCCATTCCAAATGCTTCGTCAATCTGTCTATTGCTCGTTGATTATTCATTTATCTCAGCTCCTCCTATTTCTTCGTCAATCTTTCTCCTACTACTGCCTTATCACATACTTCCACATCACAACCTCGCTCTTTTCCGGTGTGGATGCAATAATCACAACCACCTGCATCACTGTGGCGGTACTGGCATGTCCTGCATTTATGACGGTCAGAGTTATCTCCGGACTTAATCCTTTCCGCCTTTACCGGATTCTTTAGCTCTTTCCTGATAGGTCCTGATAAGCCATTGACCGTTCCAAGTGGAATTCCTGTGCGCTCAGCAATCTCTTTATTCTTCAAGCCTTTCTTGATCAACGGACGAATGATCTTACTTTTTTCTTCCCTGCTCATCTTCCCCGGAGCTGCTACCGTTTCTTTTTCCAGTTTCTTCTCCGGTTGGTCTGGGGGGGAGCTGTTCGTCCCCTTCAGCATCGTTCTCATTCTGATCAGGCTCAACCATATCCTGTACAGCCTGTTCAAACTCCGGATTTGGTACTGCAGGAACATCTACCAAATACTTAGCTTCTTTCGGCAAACAATCTTCTATCCTTTCTGCCGATATACTCTTGTCATCATATTCATTCAGCACAAGGACCTTTCGCCCCTTCATGAAATACTTAAGTGCTTCTTTTAAGCTCATTTCTGTATACATCTACTTCTCTCCTCTCTGACTTTTGGATATTTCCCTCAGAACACATACCAACAAATCTTCTGCAAACTCGGACTGATAATGCTTCCTGAGTATATCCACCTCATTTATCATTTCTTCGCATTCCGCATCTGTTACTTTTCTTGCACTGTACTTTCTGTACAACATCCAGGCATCTACGAACAATTTATACACTTCCCGGAATGCCATTACTTTTACTACTTTCATCACAGCTCCTCTATCCGGATATAGATACCAGGCTTCTCCGCCCAGAACTTTTCAGTAATCTCAGACGCCACCAGCGCATCGTCCTTCCAAAAGCCTACCAACGTCATGCAGTCTTTTAACATCTTCTGCAGATTGTCTGTGTCTGGCTTTGTGACCCTGTATTCTCCGTCCTTATGATTTTTCTTCGGAAAGCACCACTTTGTAATCAACCTCACGCCTGTTCTGTACGGTTCCATGATGCGATACTTGTATAGGTTGTCAATCAATTTCTCCTTAGCAGCTTTTAATTCCGGCGGATCGTAAAACACGGGTCTGCCATTCACGATTGTGACCTTATGTTCCTGGTGTGTTACTGTCGGCGGTTCCATTGCCATAAAAAACTCTGTCATTTTATTTGCTTCACCTCTTTAAAGTGTTAAATCTTTTTCTTCATCCCTGAACCCTGATTTGTGCTGGGTGGGCTCCCGCCTGTGTGTGGGGGCGTACTTCAATCGCCCCACACTTTAAAGGGGGTGCCCGCACATTCCCATTCCCGATATAGATATATACGTAGTATATATAGGTGCCGGGAGGGAATGTTCCCACCACCTAAAAACTAGAAAATGGGAAGAAAATCGGGAAGATTCCCACTACCTTGATTTTTTAGAAACTGGGAATGTTCCCACCACCTAAAAATTTATGGTAACGGGATAATCCTTTTTGTCTCTTTGTCTGTCGTATACCCATACTTTTTTAATGAGTTCCAAAGCGTTTTTTCTGCCGGATATTTCTCTCCAACTGCTTCCGAACTGCTCTTGATCTGCTCGTATAACTCCTTCACAGTTGGGTATGTATCATGATGTTCGAACTTAAAACTTTCGATTGCCATGTCTACTTTTGCCTGCTTGTTCTTCCTCTGAGACTCGCCCTGTTTCTTTCTTGCTTCCAGTCCTTTTTTCCAGTTCGGCTTTTCATCTTCTGGCTGAATATCGTCCAGTACACCCGACTGATCCGTATGGTGTATCGGATAATCGAACCACAAATTGACTGGCTTGAACTTCGGGAACTCACGCAACGTTCCATCGATTCTCCATGCTGTCTTCGTGTTCGCCACCGCCAGATCTGCGTCTATGTGTTCCTGCAGCTCTCTCATCTGCATCGGTGACAGATGCTCCTTACAGTAGCTCATCATCTGTACCTGGCTGCATAAATCATCCTGTGACAGGTCGTCTTCCCATTCAAAATGACTGTCCAAATATCGCTGGCATGCAGCGCATACCGTCTTATTCTGTTCCTGTTTTCGCAAATCATCGGTCACGTCAAGCTCAATCAGATCAAGCATAGCATCCGGATCTCTGGCAAATACACCGGAACCAGATGCACGGTCCATAGAACGTTTTCCGCCCTGGCTTCCTTTGCTGTGATGGTGGCAGTAGATGACTGCACAACCTAATTCTGTACATACCTTATCGAACTGATTACAGAAATTAGCCATCTGATCAGCACTGTTCTCATCACCGGTAATGACCTTGTAAATAGGATCTATAATGATAGCCATATAATTCTTTTTTGCGGCTCGTCTGATCAGCTTCGGTGCAAGCTTGTCCATCGGTATCGACTTACCTCTCAGATTCCAGATATCGATATTGGAAAGATTTCTCGCTGACCAGCCTAATGCTTCATATACGTCCTTGAATCTATGTAAACAGGACGCTCTGTCCAATTCCAAATTCACATATAATACCCGTCCCTGACTGCAGTTCCAACTGAACCATCTGCGCCCCTCTGCAATGGCAATACAAAGCTCTATCAGTGCAAATGACTTACCAGCTTTAGACGGACCGGCAATCAGCATCTTATGTCCCTGTCTCAATACGTTCTCAATAAGTGGCGGTGCAAGCTCCGGCAAATCGTTCCAAACATTCTCAAGAGACTCTGTATCTGGCAGATCATCATTCACGGATTCTATCCACTCATACCACTCCTGCCAGCTGTTTTTTCCAATATTCGTGTCAATAATATACTGCTTTTTTCCTGCACGCATCACTCCCGGAAGTCTTGACAGTCGTGACGGATTCTTATTTTGAGTGTCAATAATCAAACCGTTTTTCTTACAGATATCATACAGATACTCCACACGTTTTTGATATTCTTTATAATCTGTAGCTTCCACACGAACGATAGCATGCAAGCTTTTCTTGCCGGAAAAAACCAGGCATGCGACCGGAAGCTCCAGCTCCCGGATAATTGCATTCTGCTGTTCCAGATCCATGGCATCAGACTCTACCAATGCATAACGGAATTCTGTTACATTTTCACCCTTGCAGCCTTTTCCATCCAATGGGTTAAACCGGATCCATGCTCCTGCTTCTTCCTTATAATCACCAAGTACCGCACCCACATCACCATTACATCCGTTTAACGCTTCAATCAACTGACCTGCAGTACGGTCCCAACAACCTTTCTGTGGCAAATACTTTGTACCTTTCTCGTCAGTTCTCTCCCAGCTTCCAGTTACATATCCTACATTCTCGCTAGGGTCGAATAATGTTTCCAGATACCTGATGATTTCATTTACTGGATTCCAATTTCTCGGCTCATGGATTTCCTTTCCTTCGACCCATGAACAGTCTACTACAACACCCTCTGCACTGATTTCATCATCCCAGCCAAGCTCATAAGCTGTATATGACGGCTTCCAACCGTGATCCATAGCAAGCTGGACAATCGTTCCAGCCGTGACCGGAGAATTTGAACCATGGAAAGTATTCCATTTTTTCTCACATTCCCCGGCATGATACCGATGGTCATTCTTACTCCAGGCATCCCATACCTCTACGGAATACCCTTCATGTTTCAATGCCATTCCCACATTGACCCAGTCCTGGTAATCAAGCTCTGATGGATTCAGATATTCAATTATTTCCTGCAAATCTGTATGTTGCTCCATATTTTATCCTCTATATTCTGCCGGATTAATACCATTTGGTACTCTCCAGCCATTACCAGCTATTCTGTCAATCATGTTCTTTGCTGTTTCGAACTGCCAAGTCCCTACATGCTGGAATCCTCTGCTTTCCAGGAAGCGTATCTGCTTTGGTGTTGTAAGCCCTTCTCGTCTACGCTTATCCAATCGATCTAAGATTTTTGACGCTTTTCCTGCATTTTCAATTGCATCAGGAAGGATTCCCAGCTTCTCAAGTGTCTGCTTCTGCTTATCAGAAGGCGGTGCCATTTCCCAGCCAAAAGCCGGCACGTACCCAGAGAGATCTTCCGCTTGAATACTCATTTCGAACTGCAATGGATCCACAAGCTTTTTCTTGCGCCGTTTCATTTCTGAGAGCTGTTTTGCAAGCGCTTCTTCTCTCTGAGCGATCACATCCTCTGATGCTGTTCTTTCTGCTTCTTCGATATCCATAATACAGCCGGCATCTTTTTCCATATTTTCTGTCATTTTCTGCGCTACTTCTGCACTTTCACAGATTAATGACGCTGGGTGACAAAGTTCATGACGTTCTGTGTGCCATAAGAAATCCAATAATAACAAATGATCCTTATTCGTTTCCGGAGACAATCTGGTTCCGCGTCCCACCATCTGACAATACAAGCTTCTGACTTTTGTAGGTCTTAATACCACAATACAGTCTACGCTCGGACAATCCCAGCCTTCTGTAAGAAGCATCGAATTACACAGGACATTGTACTGGTCCTTATCGAATGCCTCTAAGATTTCAGCACGATCTTTACTGTCTCCATTTACCTCTGCAGCACGAAACCCATGGTTATTCAAGATATCCCGGAACTTCTGACTGGTCTTTACAAGCGGAAGAAAAACAACTGTCTTCTTATCACTGCAGTATTTCTCCATTTCTTCTGCAATACTCTCCAGATATGGATCTAATGCTGTAGCAATATCACCGCTCTTAAAATCTCCTGCCTGGACTCCTACTGCAGACATATCAATCTTAAGTGGAATCGTTACCGCCTTGATCGGGGATAGATATCCCTCTTTGATAGCTCTTGGTAACGTATACTCGTAAGCCAAACTTTCAAACACAGTACCAAGGTTCTGCATATCGCCACGATCCGGTGTAGCTGTTACTCCCAGCACCTCGGCATCCGGAAAATGTCTCAATACTTTCTGATAACTTTCTGAAATACAATGATGCGCTTCGTCAATAATAATCGTATTAAAATAATTGTTCGGGAACTGATTCAACCGCTTTTCCCGCATCATGCTCTGTACGGACCCTACTACGATCCGGAACCAGCTACCGATACAAGTCTGCTCTGCCTTTTCAGTTGCACAGCCAAGTCCTGTTGATTTACTGATCTTATCTGCCGCCTGGTCAAGCAGCTCGCCTCTGTGTGCCAATATCAAGACACGGCTTCCTCCCTTAACACATTCTTCCGCAACTTTTGCGAAGACAATGGTCTTTCCGCATCCAGTCGGCAACACAAGCAGAGTTTTTTTTATGCCATTTCCCCACTCAGAAAAAATGGCATCTTTTGCTTGCTGTTGATATGGTCTAAGTTCCATTAGAACGATCCTGCCTTATATTCTTTCTTTGCTTTCGGGAGGAACTTCTTCACATGGTTATACTTCTTGGTAGGATCCTTGCGGTCTGCACGCTGTTCAATAATTGCACGACCTGTGGCTCTCGGAACAATGTTCCAGTTCATCTTCACTTTGCCATTGACTTCTTCTGCCCCAATGGATAAGAAGAACTCAGCAAGCTTCCACTGCATGCGGTCATACAGCAACAGGCTCTCATTCATGAGACACACTCCCTCCGGTGTCTCCACTTTTACTTTCAACTCTGCTCTTGGACACGCTGGTGCTTTATCACTACCCTCGAAACGTCCACGCTCAAAGCTCTCAATCGTGAAATCATATTCTCCTTCCGGGAGGAGCACATAGTCCGCTCCTTTATCAACTTCATCATCCCAGCCTAACTCTCTTCCTTTTACTTCATCACTCATTTACATTTACCTCCTATTTATCGAACGGAACTTCATAACTGCTCCGTATTGTCTTGATTACATCTAATACCTGTGGCCACGCTCCAATCAGGCAGCCTTCCACAAACTCCTGTGGCAGATTCTGAAAAGGCGTCCCTCTTGGGAAAAATCCTCTCTGATACACAGCTTCCATAAGTTCCTCCTCCGAAACCAAATTCGGATACATTAAATCTCTCAATGCTTTTGGAATATAATCCGCGATATGGAATACAGAATCTTCAACTTTAGGTTCTTTCTTGGTTTCTTCAATTTTTTCTCCGGTGTCAAAGTCAACCTTTTCATCTGTGTCTTTTGGAATATTCATGAAGTCATTATCTTTAGCTGGCTTTTGAATTTCAATCTGCTGTTTTCCTTCTTTTACCGGTTCAGGAGCTACGGTGTTCGTATCTCCGATGATGTCTGCAATTACAGAGTAATCAAACTCACATTCTTCTGGTAATCCGTACCGGTTCTTAGCATCCCAACATGGGTGATGCTGTGTGTACATGGTACGTTTTCCACCTTGTCCCTTATGCTTCTTACCGTCTTTCCCAACAGCAATAGAAAATGTTTTGTAATTCGCAAAGAGCAGCATATCTGCCCATTCCTTCACCAATGGGGAAGTCTGGGACTGTGTCTTTTTCCCAAGCTTCAACTCCCAGCGGTCATAAGCTCCAAGTTCATCCGGCTGTTCGAATTTCCGAAGCTGCGCATGTGCTGTCAACGCTACATTGATGCCAATCTCAATTAAATCGGACAGCTTATTTAAGAACCGTCCGAACTCTTCTTTGGTGTAGACGTATCCGTTACCATAGCCAAAGTCTTCAATTCCTTTCTTATTGTGAACAGCACAGATATGTTCCACACAAAGCAATTCCGCCCAGTCAACGGTATCGATTACTAATGTTCTGCACTCATTTGTATGCGTCTTAATATATTCGATTTCATCAAAGAGCATGTTCCAACTGGTAGGACGTGGCAGTCTTGCCACATCCATATCGTTAGTGCTTCCTTCTGTATCAATAAATACTGCTCCTGGAAACCTTGCTGCAAATGTAGATTTACCAATTCCTTCTGGACCATAAATCACAACTTTTTTCGCTTTCTGAATCTTTCCTTTTGTTATCTCCATTAAAATACACCTGCTTTCCATGTCGGAGCTGTCTGAGGTTCGGAATCCATATTACCGGCTTCTTCACTTTTGACATATCCGTCCTCAATAATGATACTGCATTCATCTCCGGTGCTGACTCTCGTAGCAATCGCCTGAAGTCCTTCCTGTTCCAGCCACTGACCAAACTCATGCAGGGTATCAAGATCCATCTGTTCAAGCTTGTCCAGTAATACAAAACCGCATTTCGGATTCAGCTTCCGGACAATCGCTGTGGATACTTTAAGTCTGTCAGAACCGGACATGTTATCCCACTGCTGTCCCTTGTACACCAGCTCACCGTCTTTTACAGACAGCTCTGGAAGTGGCAGGTCAGCAGTATTTAAAAGATTCGTTTTTTCATCCCTTACAGATTCAATCTTCTTTGTCAGTTCTGTATACTGATCCTGATACGTTCTGGAATCCTCTTCCGCTTTGTCCTTGTCCAAATTGGCTCTGACTTTGCGATTGATTTCTTCGATATTGGCAATACTTTCTTCCAGTTCTGCTGTTGATTCGTCCTGTAATCCCTCCGCTGATGTTAATGCAATCTGCAAATTATTCTGAGCTTCTTTCAGCTCACTTTCTTTTTTCTCAAGCTGTTCTCTCATCGCATAAACTTCTTGATTGAGAAATAATACAGATTGTTTGAAATAATCTGCACGCTCACGTTTCTTCTGATTTTCTCCGTTTCTTGCAAGAATTTCCTGCTGCTGTTTAATCAGATCTGATGGAGATATCAAATCCTTTGGTGCTTCCGGATAATATGGTTGTTCTTTTGCATACTTCATTTTCTGATCTGCAGTACGTCCGACATACAATCTCTCATTGTAAAGCTCTTTTTCCTGCTGTTCTAAAGCTGTCAGCTGATCACCTACACCGATAATCTTCAACAATGTCTGTGCTTTTTCTTTTCCAGATGATTCCATAAACTTCGGAAGATCCAGCGCCAGCTGTTCCACGAAATCATTAAGCAGCTGCTGTCCGCCTTTGTTTCCGTTCGGATCCGTTACTTTTAAGCTGCTATTTTTTCCTTTGCGCTCTACAACCAATCCATTGCTCATAACAATATGTAAGTTTGGCGGAACTACGGAACCATTCCTGGTCGCCTCAGACGGTTTATACCTGTCTCCACCAAGCGCCCATGCAATAGAATCCAATACAGAAGTCTTTCCCTGGTTATTATTTCCACCAACGATTGTCAGGCCGTTTTTGGTTGGCTCAATCTTCACAGCCTTAATACGTTTTACATTCTCAATTTCAAGCTTGTTGATTTTAATACTATCTGCCATTATCACTGCCTCCTTCAAATATAATATCAGTCAATGCATCGAACATTCTTGCCCGTCTCATCTTCTTTTCTGGAAGCAACTCCACCCCTGTCAGATGATTCATCATCTTACCTATCATTACAGCAGTTATATTAGCGGCTTTCATATTTCCTTCTGGTGACAGCCCTGCTGCCTTCATTGCCTCAAAATGTGCGACCATAACTACATTTTCCAGTTCAGACAACTGGATTTTTACTTCTACGTCTCTAATTGCCATTTGACTTATTTCTCCTATTTTCTTATAATATAATTGACTTATTTTTCTTGAGCGCTTAAAGCTTGCCGGCTTTTATGAGCGCTCTTTTTTATACAATCTGCTCGATCACATCTCTGATCAGAGCTGTTCCGGAATCACATGCCACATTAGCAATCTTCTGATTCCCGCTTGCAAACTTCACATACACCAGCTCCCGGTCTTCCCGGTACTCCAGTCCTACCAGATCAGCCAGATTACGAGTCGCCTGAAGAGCAGGTAACAAAAGGTCCAGAATCTTCTGCTTATCTTCCATATCCTCGCCACCTTCCTATACATATCCGTAAGCCCGTCTCCATTCCTGGTACTCGTCCTCCAGGTCAGCTTCCTCAATGACCTCATGGATCATCTTGAACTTTTCATACTCGATTTGATGTCCAATCTGGTCAAATGGAATGACTTCACACACCTTGCACTGCTCCGCACTATGCCGGAATAAGATTTCTTTTATTGCTGTATCAGCCATACAATCACCTCCTGCATCTTCAAGATCTTAACGGAAATCGCTACGAACATGATCAGCGTTGCGATATCCCCCAGGATCACCAACACGAATAACGTGTCCACAATCCTCTTCATTGTCCATCTTTTCTTCATGTCTAATACCCCACGACCAGCCAATGAAGAAACATGGCAATTGGCAGTCCGTTCATCATCAGTCCCACCACTATCCAATCTCTAACTCTCATGGGCTTGTCCTCCTTTCTACCGCCTAAGCGGTTTTCTCTCGCTTATATCCAAGATGCTCCAGCGCCCGCCGGTTCCATTCGTCTACCAGCCTTTGTCGTTCTTCCTTGGAAAGAGAAGAGATTTCTTTTTCTTCTCCATTAATAACTACAATGTTAAAATGTTTCAATTCCACCACCTCTTCTATAAGTTATGTGGTACGGTTTGTACTTGTTACGATTCTTTGGTATAATTTTCTTATCAAATAATGAAAGGAATGATTAATTATGGCTGGATTTCAATGTCCTTTTTGTTCAGCAATAATGGCTGTAACACCTGATACGCAAACAATTCGACGCCCGTCGTTTTCTTTCTCAGACGAGTCACCACTTTTAAAAGGTTTTTCTGACTCATGTTTGGATATAAGTTTTTATCAATGTCCACATTGCAAAGAATATACAATTCTTGCTAAAGGAATCGGCTCCGCTGTTAAAGATGTTAATACTGCGATTCGTCCGCAATCTCAAGCCCGTAAATATCCTGACTACATACCCTTAGCAATCAGGTCCGACTACGAAGAAGCTTCTGCCATTCTTTATTTAAGCCCTAAAGCATCAGCGACTTTATCACGTCGATGTCTACAAGGTATGATTCGTGATTTCTTCCAAATTTCTAAAGGTAATCTTTTCGAAGAAATTAACGCTATTAAAGATAAAATTCCGGCAGAACAATGGGCTGTTTTAGATGGTGTGCGCCGCATCGGAAATATCGGAGCTCATATGGAAAAAGATATAAATCTTATTGTCGATATCGAACCAGATGAAGCTCAAAAACTTATAAAGTTAATCGAACTTTTACTCCAACAATGGTATATTGAACGACATAATCAACAAGAACTCTTTGCTGATATAATCGGCATTGATCAAGCAAAACAACAGGAACGAAAGAAAACTGAGTAGGAAACTACTCTTTTTCTTTTGCGCATGGATCATTTTCAGCAAGTAACTTCCCATCAAAATCCCAATATTGTGTAACTATCCTACATTTATCCTCTTCTATACCGGTTCCTCTAAGAGCCTGCGTCTCAATTACAGAAATAACTCTTGCGGAATCTGTTCCTCTTGGTCCTTCCACTCTACTCACCTCCCACATCACTGATTAGTTCGTCAATAATTGAAAATATTTTCATGTTGTGATAAAATTCTTTCATAAAATTACGAAAGAAGGTTTTAATATGAATACTGACTCATTGGCGAATTCTTATTTGAACACATCTGGTTTTAATCAAGAAATTGCAAAATTAGGAAGTCTCGGAACTAAATCTTTTGCAAGTTCTTTAAAAACTTTTCAAGCATCCTTAGTTCAGATGTCCAGTTTGTCCTCCAATTTTGTAATCACATCAGAACTTCAAGAGGCCTTGGGTTCTCTTGTTTCGACTGCTAATTCACTAATTTCTGAATCTGTAATTTCAGCCAGCAAATCCTTTATTGAAGAATTAGCCAGCTCTTCTCCTGACCTTTCCGATGATTATGTGACATTTAACAAACCAGAAATAATAGAACTGACGCTTCCAGACTCTATTGCAATTCCTCTTGGAAATAAGCGCATTCGAATGTCAACATCCATATTCATCGCCATTATTAGTACCATTCTCCTTCCCATCCTGTTCCACCTATCTGACTCCATCGTTAATTTGCATCAATCTGTTATTGAGGCGGAAAACGAACAGAAACGTCTTGAACTCGAACAAGAACGAAATGATCTTTTGTACGAAGGGAATCAACTTTGCAAGCAATGGTTAGATGCTTTTCAATCTTTAGATTCCTCACACTCTTCTCAATCAGAATCTATTGAACTGTTGAAAGAATCTCTTCCACCAATCGATTCGCATCTTGAAGTTCCTGGTTCAGATCATCGTTAAGTTCGATTGTTTTCTGATAATAATCCATAATCGTGCAATACTGCCTCACTTGCGTTATGGAAGAAAACACTATATTAATCAATATTACCAATACCAAAATCCATGTGTAGAAAGTCTTTCTTTTAAGGCTTTCTATTTCTTTCCTTATTTCTTCCATCTTTTCACTCTCCTTTCGTATCTGTCTCAAATAGGTAATCTAATGATTTGTCTGGAAAATACATATCACGTATCTTCACACACTCTGCATATCCCCACTCTGATTCTCCATTGAATCTGGAATGGATAGTTCTATATGATAGTCCTAGCAAATCTGCGATGTCGGAGCGCGATACACCATATCTCTTCATTTCAGCTTCTAGATTCTTTACATTTACTTTCGGCAACTGCTTCACCTCTTTCTGTTATAATGTTGTTGCGGACTGCAAATCGCCTCTATGGAAGGAGGTGATATTATAAAGCGAATGCTTCATTCTAAGGCATTAGCCGATAAGTGGATAAAACTTGGATATAAGATAGTCGCTCTGTCTTATACTGGTTGCTTCGGGGAAACTCCGTTAACATTCCACCTCGAAAAGGAGCTTTAATGCTTCTGTAACTATCAACCCATCTCCAATGCAGTCCGCTATTTTTTGAAATTGCAGAATTTCGCAATTCATATTTTTACTATATTGCATTATTGCGCAATTGTCAACAAGTTTTTTGCAAAATATTGCAATTTTCTATTTACATTGATAGCGCAATATTGTAATATCAAACCAAGGAGGTAATCGTCATGGATAAACGTGCTGAATTACTAAGAAAATTAATGGAAGAAAAAAATATGAAGGTTTCCGACATTGTAAAAAAATCCGGATTACCATACTCAACAGTCAAAGCAATCTTAGAACGTGGAGCTGAAAAAGCAGGCTATATCAATGTATGTAAGATTTGTAATGCGCTAGGCATAACTACAGATGAATTGGAGAAAATGGTATCCGATGATACTTATCAGCCTATTACCCTTGCCGCTCATTTCGATGGTGATGAATATACAGATGATGAAATGGATGAAATCAAACAGTTTGCTGAATTTGTAAAAGGCAAAAGAGGTAAGTAATTTATTGGACAGCTTATCTGATATACTCGAGTGGGAGGTGCTTATATGAATACGTACGAGCGTTTACAGGATGAAGCCTGCGAGGACGGAGTAGACGTTATAGATTATACATTTCACAGCAACCGTATTAAAGGATTGTATTGTGATGGCGTTGTTGCCATCCGAGAAGATATGACGATTCCAGAGAAGACTTGTGCACTGGCAGAAGAGATTGGACATCACGAAACCTCTTACGGGAATATCATAGATATGAATTCCGTACAGAACCGTAAACAAGAACGTCAAGCAAGATTTCACGGATATAATCGCTTGATTGGTCTTACTGGTCTGATCAGAGCCTATGAGCATGGCTGCACGAACAGATATGAGACTGCCGAATATCTGGAAGTAACTGAGGAATTCTTAGAAGAATGTATCTCATGTTATCGTGAGAAGTATGGAGTATACAAGATTGTAGATAATTATATTATCTATTTCATTCCGAACTTGGCAGTGTTTAAACGGATATAATTGTACAATATTTGAGGAAATTATATGACATCATATATATTAAACAAATATAAAAAGACTATTTATTGCACCAACTGTGGGCATAAAATCGATACTACCTATACCTTTTGCAACAAATGTGGACACATAGTATCTGAAACACCGCTTAAGAAAGATGTATTGAATCAGTTCATGATTGAATGTAATGCTCAATTGGCTCATGATGAAGAAATGAGTCAGTATGAAGAGCATAATAAGGATTGATATAACCGCTTCGGCGTTTATATATAAAACTTACTTAGATTTGCTTATTCTCAAATTACAAATGAAGAAAGAAAGGAATAATTATGAAGAAAAGAATTGTAGCATTATTGATTGCCGGAACAATGGCATTGTCATTGTCTGCATGTGGAGGTGGAAGCTCATCTGATAAATCTGATTCCAAACAAAACGAAACTACACAGGAAACAAAAAAAGAAGAGGAAAAAGCACCTGTTGATTTAGCTGGGACATGGAAATCAGAAGATAATGACGGTTCCTGGATGGAGGCTGTTATTGCCGACGATACAATTACTGTCAATTGGGTATCTGATAACGGTGACACAACTTCTATCTACTGGGTAGGAACCTATACAGCTCCAACAGAGTACTCAGCTGACTACACTTGGACATCTGATAGAAATAAAGAGCAGACTGATAATGCTATGCTTGCATCAACTGATGATACAAAAGACTTCTCATACTCTGATGCAGATAAAGAACTTTCCTATCAAGTCTCTATGGCCGGTACAACTACGAAAGTAAAATTGACAAAAGCTGAATAAAAAAAAGAAATCGCCACCCCGTTGGCTCAGGGTGGCTCGCATATCCGAAGATATACTATATCTGATTGTTCAAGTCATATTGTATCATCTTCGGAGCAGTCTTGCAAGCGGAACACTTGTTCCTTGCTGGCTGTTATTTTTATACGCAAATTTGTGCGACGTCGCACATATATACTAAAGAAGGTGATATGATGAGTGAATTAAGATATGCCTATGGCTATATCCGTGTATCCACGCACGATCAGGAAGAAATCTCTCCGGATTCTCAGGAGAATCTTCTCCGGGAGTATGCTACCAGGAACAATATTGTAATCCTTAAGATTTTCTCTGACCTTGGAATCTCCGGCCGGAAAGCTGAAAAGCGTCCAGGCTTCCAGGAGATGGTCGGACTTGCAAAGGGTTCTGATCACCCGGTAGATCTGATCCTGGTATGGAAGTTCTCACGATTTGCCCGGAACCAGGAAGAATCCATTGTCTACAAGTCTCTTCTCAAGAAGCAACACAATGTAGAAGTCGTGAGCATCTCCGAACCTCTTTCAGATAATCCTTTCGGCTCTCTGATTGAGCGTATCATTGAGTGGATGGACGAATACTACTCTATCCGTCTTTCCGGTGAGGTATTCCGGGGCATGAAAGAAAATGCAACCCGTGGAGCATACCAGGCACGTCCGCCACTCGGATACAAGGTCGTGGAGCATGGCAAGCCTCCGATGATTGTTCCTGAAGAAGCTGAAATTATACGCATGATATTTAACTGGTATGCGAATGAAGGCATCGGATTTTTTGATATTGCAAGACGCTTGAACAATCTTGGGCTTAAGACCTCACAGGGCAAACCATTTGAGCGGAGATCTATTGAGTACATCATTCAGAATCCTTCCTACTGCGGTATGATTCGGTGGAACCGGACAGAAAACAGTACGAACAGAATCAAGGATAAAGATGAATGGATCGTCACAGAAGGACAACAGCCAGCAATTATTACAAAGGAATTATTTGATGCAGCACAAAAACGATTCGAAACAACCTACAGACCTTCCGGGAAACGTCCCTCTTCTACATATAAGCACTGGCTCTCCGGATTACTGAAATGTCCTGCATGTGGACGTACACTGACTGCTGCCACCATGAAACGTGCGAACGGTGAGAAATACTCCTACTTCTCCTGTTATGGATATCATAAAGGGAAATGTAAGAAACCTCATGGAATCAGCTCCCTTGTCCTGGAGAAAGAGGTCCTTGCCTGCGTCAAGGAATCTCTAAGCTCCGGCAACATTTCTTACACCTTAAAAGAACGTCAGCCGATAGAAGTCTCCAATGAGAAAAATATATTAACCAGTCGTCTGGAAAGTCTTTCCGGAAAAGAAGAACGAATCAAAGCTTCTTACCGTGAGGGAATTGATACTCTTGAGGAATATAAAGCGAATAAAGCACTGCTTCAGAAAGAACGCATACACTTGGAAGAACAATTAAAAGAACTGGAAGACAATGCTCCAAAAGATACGCCGGATCCTGCTGCCAACATGCTGTTGAGGGTGCAGGGCGTCTATGATATCCTCGTCTCCGATTCTTTTACTGCAGCGCAAAAGAACGAAGCATTAAAACAGATCGTGGACAAAATTGTCTACGACCGAGAACAAGATTCTCTGAAAATCTATTATTTCTTATATCAGTAA